TAATACCCGAAAGTATTGTATGTTTTTTGAAGAAGATAAGTCTGACCTCGTTGAATTATTCTATGATCCATCTGATTATGAAATTATTGAACAGCCTAGTACCCAGAAATCGACTATCCCGCTTAGTTTGCGTCGGAATATTTCTTTTCTGGCTCCGCCTGAGTTGGCTAGTTGCTATGGAAGTGACAAGAGGAGCGAGCCGTGGGATATTCTCGTTTATCAGGACGAGAGTTATCTTGACGTCTCTGGTCTTAACGGTTGCTGTGTGTTGTTCGCCGTCGCTTGTAGTTATCTTGTTTCTTGTACCCCTTATGAGTTTGTCAATTTACATGAATTGCTCTCACCCCTCTTTCATCCCCTCTTTAAAGATGCTCACGGGAAGGAAGAACGAGAGGCATACGAATTGGCAGTTATTCAAGTCCTATCTAAGAAATTTCAAGGCCTTAGCTTCTCACGAGGCTATCCATCAGTCCCTGATGCTACTGAATTTCTTTTGGATTATGGAGTTACGACTAAGGGAGTGGGTGGTGTCCTCTTCGTCCCCAATGGTGAGGGTGATTACCACGCCGTGGTACGTTTACCGCCAACTCTTGGTCTGGATATCGTCTCTCCGAAGGAGTGGTGTTCAGAGAAAGCCCTTGCTAAGTTTAATGCCGCTGACGGTTTCAGAAACTTTGTCGACATTAGGCGCTCCTACACAGGAGATTCTGATGTTCAAGCAGAAATTGATGAACTTGTCTCTTGGTTGTGTTGTAGAAACCGTTCATTCTGGATTGTCAACACCCAAACTGAAACTGTCCGAACGATCATCTCAGGAAGAGGTGTCCCATCGGGTAATGAATTCGTTGGTATCAGGCACTTTGGCGACCTTACGGGTACCAGAGGAAGAGGTATCGGCCATTTTCAAGCCCCAGCAGGACACTGGGAATGGGTTCGATTTGTGGCTAAAAGAGTTGGAGGAGCAGGAGGAGATAAGAAAAAGAAGGAATATATTAAGAAGGAAGATTCAAAAGATACCTATAAGAAAAAGGAAGTATCCGTCAAACAAGGAAATAAATACTTTTTCTTTAGAGGGTCAGACCTTCACGTTAATACCGTCTTCAAGATGGGAAAAGACGGAGAGAGATACTTAAGGGATAATCATCCGGACGACATAGGGGAAGGGAGTTTCAAGCAACCCTATGGTCATCCGTTTTGCCGGTTTTCCACTGATTACCTAACCTTAAAAGCGCTTCATGAGATAGTTTCTACCTTTAAAAAAGGAGAGAAATTGATTGAAGTAGCGGCTAAGTATAATAGGACAATCAAAATGCTTGAACGCTCTGATCTAAAGGAAAATTTTTTAATTGAGACTTGTTATGAGCCCTGGAGGCCAGACTTGACTCAATATGACCGTAATTATAATGCGAAATATACATGCAAAGTTCCCGTTATGAGTTCCAAAGTGGACAAGGAGACTATTATGCAAGCAAAGCATTTGTTACTGGTAGATTGTGCATATTATCCTAATGTATTAGACGGAGTTTATAATTCTATATTAATGACTGATAGTACGGCCCACATTATAGTCCAAGAGGTTCATTCAAACTCTGGGCGATATGTTTTTGATGATGGTGAGGGTAGTGTCTTAGTCTATAAGGATAAAAATAAAAAAGTAATGATAGATAATAGGCCAAAAGGGAATGATAAGGTTTATAAACACCCGAGGATTGATTGGCCCTATGGATTTCAGATGATTAAGAAAGATGGTTTGGATATCAGAGCTATAGAGAGGATTCGAGTTGGCCCCAGCGTGAACATGCTTTACGTGACAATTACCAAGAGTAGACTTTTGGAAGAAGAGGCCCTTGCATTTAATCTTAGTGATGGTTATGTACCCCAAACCTTTTCTGATATTCTTCTGGATATTCAGATGGGATCCGATCTTGTGCCTCCTGTGTATCGTCATGAAGTTAGAGAAACAATCTCAGCTTTTCTTGCAATGAAAGGGAATATGGAAGAATTTACTAAGGAAGGCAGTATTAGTGCTTGTCTGAATTATGTAAATGCAGTCACTCGTCTCAAGTTGGAGATGTCTATGGAGTTTTGTCAGCTAACTCGAGACGTTTATCTTCAAGCTAGAAAAGAGAGAGTAAGGCATGCTCATATATTTGATCGTAGTTTATATGTTTATCTTGAAAGAGTACTAGTATATATGTATTTGTCCGTTAGAAATCATAAGATAGTTGATATGCTTAGAAAAGTTGTTAAAAAGGAGGCTAGTGTAGGGGGTTGGTTTAGTTGGAAGAAGATATGTGATTGGTGGTTGCTAGTATTAACTTGTTTGATATGGGCGACGTTTGCATCATTCATGTGGTCTAATTTCATCTTGATATACCTTGTCTCACGAACTAAACCTTTTGTTGTGGAATTTTATGATTGTGTAATTTATCAAGAGTGTTACAGTTTTGGTTGGCATCTCCCGTTCTATACGTTCCTATTTGTGTATAGTTATGGAGTATTAACCACGTTCCGTAAGATGGTGAAACAAGGATTAGATACCTTTTTCCTCACCTTGATAATAATTACTACCTATTTAGTCTTCTGGATATTAGGAGATTCATATGTACCTAGTGTTGGATCGAGAGGAGAACTTAGATATGATTACTTTTCAGGAAAATCTAAGATAGTCTCTATGTCAGAAGGTAAGGTGGATGCGTTGAAGAATGCTGACCTTAGCCAGATGAAAAGCTTAGTTGAGCCCCAGTTCTATTCAGGGCAAAATACTGTTACTTATGGTGAGTTTGTACGTAACTTAGATTGGAGACCCATTAAGAGAATTAAAGATACCATCTTTAATGTCTTACCAAGTTCGTTATATTGGCTAGGCCCTTCTATACCCTCATCAGATAAGTTATATGGAGCGTGGGGATTTTTTATTAGGCATGTTACTCCAAAAGTTTTGCCTGATCCAAAATTTAAGCCGGAACTAGATAAATTTATAGATAGTGATGGCATCTTAGCTTCGATGAGAAGGATAGTTGATAGAATGGACATGGATGATTTTGAAACTTATCTGAAGAAAGTTGATCGCAGCAAGCAGAAGAGTTATAGAAAAGGGTATGATAGATTTAAGAGATCTCCTATTATACCTTTAGATCTGCAGATTATTGCGAAACCTGACGAGAAACAATACAAAGATGTATCTTCAAAATTTACCTCTTGGTTACGAGGCGAGACAGATACAGAGCCAGTTGAGAATGAATATAAAGCTCGAAATATCTTTAATCCTAGTGATCAGGTTAAGGCTATTTTAGGCTGGTTCGGTCATAATCTCCAGAGGGTTACTAAGGAGGTTGAGGATTTTGAAGGAATGTATTGTCAGGGGTGGACTACTGAGGATTTAGAAAGACATTTAATAGATGCTTGGAACACTGTAGAGAATCCCGTAGGCTTTAGTTATGATGGAGGTAATCATGATGCTCACCAGCATGGAGAGTACTTAAAAACCACTGATAATTATATTATTGGTGCGTTAGTGAGACCTATTTGTGCAAAGATGAGTTTGAGTGATATTGAAATCAATGAAATATCAAAGAAGTTATTGAGAGAGGATGTTCCCGTGCGTATGTTTAGTGATGCCAGTATTGATGGTTGTAAGCTTTTTGGAGGGAGTAGGATTATTCTGATGAAGGGAATCTTACATACGACTGTTTTTAGTGGGCACCCTACTAGGACAACATGGGGGAATACCTATCGTCAATTGATTTTAATGAAGAAAATAGCTAAGTCGTTAGGTATGCGGTGGCGCAAAGATATCTGGGTATTCCAGGGGGGAGATGACTTTTATTGTGTCATTAATAGTAAATACTATGATCTCTTTGTTAAAGAATTAGACAAATATTATTCGAAGGTAGAAGGTGTTACACATGGATGGGGTCAGTTGATGAAGGATTTTCAATTCTTAGGAAACCGAATAGATTTTTTGAGTAAAACCGGTTTCGCTGAACCTGGCTCTGCCATGACCATGAAGAAGTTTGAGCGAATAGTTTGGACAGGGCTTGTTACAACGAGTGTTGGAAGGACTATGACTCTGGCTGATTATTATTGTTCTATAAGAAAGATGGTAAATGTTTGTTATGGCAATGTTCGTGGGATTGCTAGTGTCTTAAATTGGAGGGATCGATTTTATGGTCATCTCAAAGGTCAAGACGATAAGAAAGAGAAAGTGTTTGAGCTAGTTCGAGATGTGCGCCATGAGCATGTCTCTGACGCAGACTTATATAAAATGGGCCAGATTGACGCCATTAATAGAGTTGAGAGTTGTCTAGGTAACCCTGAGGCGTTATCTGTTTAAGTTAAGAATTATAATTAATTAAGTAATTAAAGTTGGTGCTATATGATGGTTAGGTCCCTTTATATGAGGGTAAAACCGACGGTTAAGGCTGGCCCCACCGGAACCATTATTTTAGCTGTAATTAAAACCGTTTAATCTCCAC